AGCGAGTATGGGGTGGAGGCGATCGGTTTAGCCAACCCCAGAAGCTCGTTTGTGGTGAGGTTGCTTAGGGCTTTTTCTAAGGCGTCCATATTGAGTCGCTTGAGTTCTTTGAGTAGGTTCATTGTTCTTGTGTTTGTAGAACGCCACCTCAGAAGAGGCCGTTCCCGGAGGGGCTTAAAATAGAATAATCTTTGCGATATGGCCCACCTCGATGGTCATTTTCTTCTTTGGCAGGGGGGAAGAGGTCGCAAATGTGGCCGGGTACTTGGTCGATAAGCGAGGGGTACAAGATGAAACCCTCTCCGACTTCATACTTCGTGTGCTCGTGTAGGGTGGCCGATCCGGACACCTTGCCACGGATGCCCTTCTTCCAGTTGTATTTGACCGCGTCCCAGTTTGTGAACACGTAGAGACCGAGGTGAATCACAGCGAAAGAATTTCTTTCTGTGTCTGGTCCAACGCAGAGCGCATGGCGCGCAACTCTACAAGTTGGATGTCGTCGAAGATGTACCCGGTAAAGGCGCGGTCCTCATTGAGCTCCAACGTGCGGCGCGTTATCTTCTCGTTTATGGCTTCAATCTGAGTGCAGATAACGCGGGAGGTTTCCATGAGCATCTCACTGCGCCCGGTGTGGTGGGCGGCCTGTTCGCATCGAGCGAGGGAGTCGTTAAAGGAGCTCATGACTTGACCTGTTCTTTGACCAAGGCGGTCAGTGAGTCGACGTGACCTTCGAGAAACTCGGTGTACTCTTGGAGGTTCTTTACGGCGCGGATAATCTCCATGTTACCGGAGGTCATACATAGGGGGGTCATACGCTGGATGACCTCGTTAAATCGTTCGCTTGGTTTGTTCATTGCTTGTTTTGTTTGCGACAAAGATACGCAAGTTTTGCAATTACGCAAATCCGAAGTATATTTGCCTAAGTCAAAACAGAACACATGACAAGATTTAGAGAGTGGTTTACCGCGGTGAACCAAGCCATCGTCGCACAGATGGCAATCCAAAAGAAGACCCAACGCGATTTGGCCAACGAGCTGGGTATACACCCGGCCACGATGAACCGAAAGCTCCAAGACCCCGGCTTGTTTAGTACCGGCGAATTCGGGCAGGTCATCGAAGCCTTGAACATCAACCTTCAAAAGATTGAGAACTATGACTCAAGCGCAAATTGAAAGCATTCAAGGAAAGGGTGATTGGAAGGGCCAGCACGGGACCATGTACACCTTCGAGGTGTCTTTCAATGATGGCACGACAGGGGAGGCCAACAGCAAAACCCCTGAGCCGCCGTACAAAGTTGGAGATGACGTGTACTATGAGGTGAAGAGCGACAACGAGCGTTGGGGCAAGAAGCTGAAAATCTCCAAGACCGCACCGCCTCCCGGAGGCTTCCAGCAGTTCCAAGCCGCGAAACAAGATCCGGACAAGGACAAGAAAATGATTCGGGGGATGTGCTTTAAGGTGGCCGGCATGAGCTGGGCGTGTAACTACAAACACAAGCAATTTGAGCTCCCCCATGAGGTGATGGTGAAGGACGTCATTATGCTAGCTAAGAAATACGAAACCGCGTACAACGCATGGATGGAGGAATGACGTACCTCGAAAAGGTTTCGCGGATTATGTTTCTGCGAGAGCACCGCCGCAACCTACTCACGGCGTTTTGTCGGGAGGAAGTAGAGTCGAAGGAAAAAAAGTTGCTTACGCAAGAGCTCGCCCAAGTCAAACGGGCTTTGCGAAAGTTGGACCCAGAGGGGATATTCCCGCCATGAAGTATTGGTTCGAAGTAGAGGACGCGCAGCGGTGGGGACTTCCTGCCGCTGCCGTGCTTTCCCATATCGCGTATTGGATAGAGCGCAACGAGCACGAAACCGGCAGGCCGTGCGTTACCCAAACCATCAAACAGATGGAGCATTATTTACCCTTCCTTTCGGCCAAGCAAATCCGCGCTTCTTTGTCCAAGCTCGTCGAGGGTGGGGTGTTGGATCGGGAGCGAAACGGGTTCTCTGCGGTATACACTTATTGCCTAATTGACAAAAGGGACAACAGGGGGACAAAAGGTGAATCAGCTGATGTACAAAAGGGACATCAGGAGATTGACAAAAGGGACATCAGTACTTATATAAACAAGAAAACAGAAGAGAAAGCAAACGCGCGTGCGAGAGATGGGGAGTATGAGAGGCCAACCGAGGATGAGGTGGTGGAGTACTTCCGAGAAATTGGCGGGGCCGATGTAGCCGGGGAGCTGGGTCAGGAGTTTTACACCCATTACGAAAGCACAGGGTGGTATGTTAGCGGCACACCAATGGCCAAGTGGAAACCAAAGGCGCGGACGTGGTTGTCTCGCCTAAGAAATAAACAGAGCAATGCAAGACAAAAAGGATTCAACCCAAACAACTTCACTCCGGACGGCCTCAAGGACTTTATCGATAACGGATAGCACCTTGGTACTCCTGCGCGGAGAAAGTCCAAATTTGACCCCTCAAAATGCGTGGGAGGGGGGTACAAGCGTTCGCCGGGCGCTCATCATGGAGCCGGCACGAACGCGGGCGTGGTTTTTGGCGGAGCTGGGGAGGCTCATAAAATTCGTGGATGCAACGAAAACCATCCAAGATGACGAAGAGATGAAGGAAACGGCGCGGGCGCTGCTGGAAGAGCATCCTGCCATGAAGCTCGAAGAGTTCCGCCTAATCTTTGACGGCATCAAAAGAAACAAGTTCGGCCCCATGTACGGCCGCTTGAAGCTCGGAGAGATTATGGAGTGTTGCCGCCAATGGGAAGGCACACGGGCGGAGAAGATATTGGAGCGCAAGCACCGCCCAGAACACGATCCGCACCGCAGGTATTCCGGCAGCGTAGAACCAAGAAAGGCTATCTTGCTCACCACGCAGGACTTGATAGACCTCGGACAAATCAAACCCAATGATTGAAGGGATACTTGCCGCCATCGCCATTTTAACCTTTGCACAGGTGGGGGTGGAGTATTTCCAAGAGAATCAAGTTCGGCTCTTCCACCTCGTTATCTTTTGCCTTTCATGCCTCGCCCTCGCATCGTGACCCGCAAGAAACTCATTGCACGCCTCGACAAGGTCTTCTCCCAATGGGTGCGAAGCAAAGACGCCGACCACAGAGGGTTTGTCCAATGCTTTACTTGCGGGGTGTTTAAGCACTGGAAGATGGTGGACGCGGGACACTTCCAAAGCCGGGCAAAGTTTTCCACGCGATGGGATGAGTTGAACGTAAAACCCCAATGCAAGTCCTGCAATGGATTCCGAAGCGGGGAGCAGTGGAAGTTTGCCCGCCACCTCGACAGGGTACACGGAGAAGGGACGGCGTTGGAAATTGAGCAGCTCTCCAACACCACCAAGAAGTGGAGCACGGAAGAGCTCGAAGCCTTAATCGAGGTATACAACAGGAGATTGAGAAAGCTGTGACCTTAGATCGCTACCTCTCCCGCCACTACGCCGACCTCTTGCAGGCCGCGCACCGGATAGCGGGAAGGGACGGCCACGACCTTTTGCATGAGGTCATCTTGCAACTCTATCAAACCAAGCCGGAAACCATAGAGGGGCTCTTGGACCGGGGCCAGATGAAGTACTGGGTCTTGCGGGTCATGGTCAACAACTACAACTCTAAGACGTCCCGGTATCACTACAAGTGGAGGAAGGACATTGAGCGCCGCAGGAAATTCGCTAAGCACATCGAGGGTTGGTGGGATGGAGACGGGGTGGCGGCCCACCGCGATCAGCTTTTAAACCACATAGAAGAACGCCTCGCCGAGTTGCCTTGGTTCGATGCAGAAATTTTCGCCATATATTTTGAAGAGGGACACACCTTGGACTCGTTCAGCGAAGCCACGGGCATTTCTCGCCACACACTTTACACCACAATCAGACGTGTCCGAAAAGAAATCCAAGGGGCTGGGAGACCAAATAGCAAACCTGACCAAGGCGACGGGGATAGATAAGCTCGTTTACGCCGTAGCAAAAGACTGCGGCTGTGAGGAGAGGCAGCAGAAGTTAAACAACCTCTTTCCGGGTCGCCACGTAGCTATGAGCGAAGAAGACATACCAAAGTATGAAGAGCTTATTCCTTCCATAGACAAGGGCAGGTTGAGCCGCTTCGAATCCCGCAGGATGTACGACATCTACAACCGCACCTTTAACGCCAACGCCAAGCCCTGCAATTGCACAGGCCAGAACCGGCGGATTGTGAGCAAACTAAAACAAGCCTATGAGTATCGCTGTAAAATTTAAGACCTACACCTACCCGGACGCGGTAAGCAATAACGCCAAGCGCGGGATTGAGTTAAACGAGAAGAACGGGAACAAGTGCGCCACCCAAACCGGGAAGGTCCGAGCCCAGCAACTGGCCCAAAAAAAGGCGGTGAGTTTCGATACAGTTAAACGTATGTATTCGTATCTTAGCAGAGCTTCCGAGTATTACGACGAGTCCGACACGAAAGCGTGCGGGACTATCTCGTATCTTCTCTGGGGAGGCAAGGCCGGCTTGAGGTGGGCCAAAAGCGTGATGAAGGAAGAGGGCAAGTTGTGAAAAAGGAGAAAGTAATTGAGGTTCACGGAATCAAGTACCTTGTGACCGAGACCACAGGACACACGCGATCGGGTCAGCAAATCCGGTCCTGCAAGTGGGAGACGTACAAAGAACAACCCAAGCTGTTTTGAAGATTCTAACCGCAGCCATACTCGACGGATACCAAAGGAGGAAAGACAAGAGCGTCTCCCTTCGGTTTATCACGCAAGAGAAGACGAGCGGAGAGATAGCCGACATAGACAGGTTGGTGGACACCTTTGGAATTGTATACTTCCGAGGACAAGAGCGCATAAACCAAGACGAGGTGGATGAGTTGGACGCGGTGGAGTTGGACCTATACGACCAACCCAAGAGCCAAAGCCAAAGGTTGAGGAACGTCCTCTTCAAAGTCTGGAAACAAGACGAGCAGGGAGAGTTTAAGGAGTTCTATAAGCACGAAACAGAACGCATCATTCAACACTACAAAAACAAGCTGGACATATGAAAGCATACGACTACGCAAGCCGGGCAGTATTTTTTGGATACCTCGGAATCTTAGGGTGTCTCATTTTACTCGCCGCCAATGTCTGACACATACAAGGCGGTCTTCACCTGCCCAGAGCTGAACGAGAGAGAAGTGTGGTATGTATCGAGCCGCAGGCAGGCAGGGATACAATTCACCCACCACAGGAACCGCACGAACGCAACGGCTCGCCAATATCAGACGCTGGAGTATACCGAGAAGGTCACCAAGGTTTTCACAGATGAGGATACATTGACGAAATGGACGCACAAAAAAAAGGAATGATCCAAGCCCTTGAGAAGGCTTTGGGCATAGTCACCACAGCGTGCAAGGCTGTCGGAATCTCTCGGCAAACGCACTACAATTGGATGGCCGACACCGAGTACAAGAGCGCGGTGGAAGAGCTTACGTCCGTGGCCTTGGATTTCGCCGAGAGCAAACTTCACAAGCTCATCGACGAGGGCAACCCCGCAGCCACCATTTTCTACTTGAAGACCAAGGGCAAAAACCGGGGGTATGTGGAGCGCCAAGAGATTGCCGTGGCAGAGAAGAAGCCGCTCTCTTGGTTCACCGATGACAACGCGGACGTGTCTTAAATTAACGCCATGACTTGGAACACATTAGCAACGAAACCTCAACTGGAGGGCTTCTATTTGGTATGCAAAGCCGACGAGCCAGAGCCGGCTTCATGGCATTCGGCCGTGGTTTTCTTCTGCAAGAAGGACGACCCGCAAGGTGTTTGGCATATTGAGGATTCTGATTTCGAGGGAGACCCGACACACTGGGCAGAGATTCCGGACGTTGCGTGAAGCAACCCGCCACATACTACCACGTCAAAGGGTGCGACACCCGGATTCAAGTTCACCAAGGAGGGACGCGATCAGGAAAGACGTACTCCATCCTCCAGAGTATCGTGGAGCTCTGCTACCAAAACGAAAACGCTGGGGCCGTCATCACCATCGCCCGGAAGACATTCCCCGCGCTGAGGGCTACGGCCATGAGGGACTTCTTCGAAATACTTGAAAGGGAGGACGCATATAACCCCGACCTCCACAACAAGAGTGAAGCCAATTACGTCCTGTTCGGGAACCTCGTGGAGTTCATCAGCGTCGACCAACCGCAGAAGGTCAGAGGCCGCAAGAGGCAAATCCTGTTCATCAACGAGGCGAACGAACTCAGTCTGGAGGACTGGAGGCAGCTACTTCTCAGGACCACCAACAAGGTCATCATCGACTTCAACCCCTCCGACGAGTATCACTGGATATATGAGGACGTCATCCCCAGAGAAGACGCGACGTTCTTTCGAACCACGTACAAGGACAACCCCTATCTGGACCGGGCCACGGTGCAAGAGATAGAGCGCCTCAAGGACGCCGACCCAAATTACTGGAGGATATATGGCCTTGGTGAGCGCGGAGTCAATCAGGCGGCTGTCTTCACTTGGGAGATTGGAGAGCTGTCCGGGAAGCGGATCGGGACGGGCTTAGACTTTGGATTCACCAACGACCCCACCGCAGTCATCGACGTATACCAAGACGGCCACACGCTCATACTCCACGAGCGCCTCTACTCCACCGGACTCACAAACCCGGACATTGGCGAAGAGCTCGATAAAATGGACCTGCATACCATCGTGGCCGACTCCGCTGAACCCAAGAGCATCGAGGAACTCCACCGGTTGGGTCACAACGTCAAGCCAGCGAGGAAGGGGCCGGACTCCATTCGTCAGGGTATCGACATAATGAGAAGGCACAAGCTCCTTGTAACGGCAGAGAGCACGCACCTACAAAAAGAACTCCGGGCGTACCGATGGGAGCAGGACAAGAACGGACGCAACCTCAACCGGCCCGTGGACAGGGACAACCACGGCATCGATGCGGTCCGTTACGTGTGCCTCAACTTGCTCACCACGTCCCGCTCTGGTTCCTACTTTCTCGCATAAAAGCGAATTATTTTTGTGTAGATGCTTGTATAAGCAAAACATTGTTGTATATTTGCTATGTCAACAACGACAAACAAACACACAACGACATGAAAATCTCCTACACCTTTACCCACACTCAGGAAATGACCCAATCCAAGTTGAATTTTTGGGCCAAGCAACTCAAAAAGGCCAAAGCGGAAGGAAACGAACGACTGGTAAAAGAAGCTCAAGAACAAATTGAGGGAATTGGAGAGCTTTGGGTGGAGCCGCTTGATATGGACGGGCAGTGGCACTAAGCCAACCGCCCACCCAAACAGACAGGCCCTTCGGGGCCTTTTTTTATGTCTCAAAGTTTCGTCTATTTGATAACGTGAAGAAGACCATCCGAATCCCCGAAACGCT